ATGAGTAAAGCTCGCTTTCAAGAGCACAAAGTGATGCTTTTCTTGGACAAGGAGCTGTATGTTGCTTTCATCAGGCTCCAGGCAGACAAGGGTCTCGGACGAAGCTACGCGGGGCTGCTCCCATTGGTCGAAGGTCTCTACCATATGGGCTACATCAACCGTGAAATCTACGAAAAACACGTTCTAAAGTACAGTGACAAACTCGTCGGCAACAAGCAGCTGACGCTAGCAGAAACGCAGGAAATGGAGAAAAATATACAGCTTGCAAGGTTTTTCAAGGCCGTTGCGGAACAGTGGGAAACTCTGAATCCTCAGCAACGCGCTGCACATTTGAAAAGGGCCTTGGCGGCAAGAAGCAAGGTCCCACAAGCCGAACTAATCATCAAACTTTCTCAGCCGAGGGAGAGAAGTTAACATAAAAGGAGCTAGCCAAATGTCAGTTGGAGCATGTTCAAACGGCTTTTATGAGAGTACTTTAAGGCATGGTAAAAGTCCATGCTTTTTGGCATGTGCTCTTCTTGCATCTGTTGATGTAGACTGTGGAAGCTCTTGTTACGCTGTCTTTAACATTGCCGCTTTACTGTTGTGAGCGTTTCTGAATGGAAAGTAACGTTGAACCTGTTCCAACATCGGGAAAAAAGCGTTTGCAAGAGGTGAAAGTGGGTCGCATCAAGTACACTTTGCAGTTGGTCAAAGGGATTCAGCGTGACATTGAAGAGATTAAACTTGCGCAGCGCACGATCTTGGCGGGTTTAAAGGGTATGTTTCATTTTGAGAAGCCTATGATCCAGAAGATTGCTTGCGTCGACGAAGTTGATATGGAGATTCTCGAACTGCTGTTTGAAGCTGGCAGTGCGGGTTTGTTACCGAAAGACCTTGCAACTCGCCTCAGCCAGTTTCGGGTTAGGCGACATCAGGTTAGCCGAAGGATCCTGCACATGAATAAGCGTTTGGAGCGGGAACTCGGTGAGCATGTCGCTGAAAAACGAGGATGGCACTGGGCTCTTACTAGTTTTGGGGTTAATACGTGGGGTGAGTCTGAGCGGAATCGGGGATGTGCGGGTAACTTCGAGAATTAGGTGAATTTGGTCCCTTAGAGAAGGGCAGATTGTTCCGAGAAACAGATTCTACATTGGGCACGCCAACAGGGAAAATATGTGCATTTCGCTTACAAGGTGAACAAAAAATGTCATAAGCGTTAGAAACAGTAGGGAAATTGGGGCAGCGGTAGCTGTGGGCAGTAGATCTGTTGGAAAAGAGAAGAAGATGGTTGCTGAGCACGCGCTACGACCCGGGCGCGATTACCGAGAACGCGGTCATATATGTGCACAATGCTTGCATTTTATTGATGCGCCTGTGGCAGAGAACAGGTTTTGCCTTTTTGAGCAGAAGCACGTTGCCTCACTCAAAGAGGCTTGTCGCTATTTCGCTATCTCAAAGAGGAAGAGAATGAAGAAAAGACACAAGCATGGAATCCTAAGATATGAAAAAAAGAAAGCCCAAACGCTAAGAAGGGCGGAAAAGCAGAAAAAAAGTCAGGGTTAAATGGCGGGATGCAGAGCCAGTGCCCACAAATAGGCTCTAACGAGGTTTATCTCGTCTGGGGAGAAACTGGGAAATCTACGGAGGTTATGAAAGGTGAGCAGGATACTTTAACCTAGAGTTGGCAAACATTAATATCTAATATGTAGTGAAGACTTGCTCATGCCAACCAAATCAGAACTAGTCCTCGCTGAGCAACCTCTCAAAGTCGCGCGCACACTACCAAGACAGTCTATTTATCTGCCAAATGAGGGCCTGCAAGGTGAAAACATACCTTCTCACATCCTTTGGGAAAACATGAAAGTCGATTCAGTTCAAGTCACTTTCCATTCTCCATTGAAATTCAAAGAGATCTTCAATGCCGGATCTTGGGAGATTCACGGCGATAACATCGTTGTAAAAAATGTGGAGTTAGATGGCTATATTGGTTTGTCATTTGAATCGGTAAGAGTTGCTGCCTTGGAGGTTATCGTTCCCGTTGAATACACAATTCATGCGTCGAATGGAGAAGTGGTCAAAGAGACAAGGAAGATCAAGTTGTTCAGACCTGAACTAGAAATCAAGATCAAAGCTGAAGAAATGATAGTTGATCCTTCAACAGGATTCATTAGAGGTCGAATAGGAGTCAAGAATATTGGAAGAGGCGTGCTAATATTGCATGTTTCTACAACAAAGGGAAGCTCTGTCAAGATTGAGACTCCACCTGAACATCGAGATTTCGCAGAGAAGTTTAGAGCAGACCTTATAACGGAACTGAAGAATCTCGCAAAAGATTTTCCTCAATTCAGATCATCTCTTAAGGAAATGCTCGAGTGGGACAAGAAAGAATTCCAGGAACTATCCACAGAGGAACGAAATGGACTTGCAGAGTTTCTGAACAAAATGGCAAGAGCTCTTGCAAGTGATAAGAATCTCCTACGTGGGTTCATTGAAGCGTATTCAAAGGCATTGGCAAAGAACAGCGAATTAATTGAGATGGTCAGAAGGGTCATAAACGTATATGAATCTCTAGTTTCTAAAGATATTCTTCTAATTAACCCACTTGATGAAGTTGTTCTAACCGGAAAAAGAGGCGAGATTGCCCTAGCTATCTCACAAACCGACAAAGTGTTTGGCACGTACGATGATATCAAATTGCCCAAGTTTGAGATAACGAGCTCAAGCGAAATTAAGCTGCCAATTCACAAGCTATTTGATTGGAGGTAAAGGACTTGGAAGAAAGGATGGCTAAATCATTCTTCCAAATTGCAGAGTATGTATACAAGATTTGGGAGAAGATACCAAAAACAAAAATTCTAAACCAAGAAGCTACAATAAACGTACCTGAATCTGTTGTAGAATATACATTGGCAGTAAGCATACCCCAAAACTTTAGGTCTGTTAGAAATACTATCGAGATCAGTGCGCCTTCCATCGTCAGAGTCTCTGCCTCTTCTCTTCACCCTTTCCCAAGAACTGTTAGAGAGGCTATCAAGCGATATGAGTATGAAGATGGCCACATTTCATATGTTTTATTTCCAGAACTGCTCCCTTCTGAATCTGATCTGATATCAATGTCAACCACGTACCAGATTGATGATCCTTCACTCCTCGATGACCTGGTCGACAGGACTCAAGGACATGAACCTGGAGGACCTCAAAAAGACGAATATTGGATGTCTGCTCAAATGAAGCATCCTAAAGTACTGCGTGACAGGTTTGGGAGATTTGATCTAAGATCAGTTGATGTAACAGTTGACGTTGGCGTTCACAATGAGCTCAAGAACACGATACCTCCTGCCTTCATCAGAAGACTAAAGACATTTTTCACTGTAATGGCCGAGAAAGATCCACGGCGACAACATATGGCCATTCCCGAGCTCCGCAGATTGGCGAGAGAAACTACTGCTGGCCGTGAATTCAAAATTCTCATTGATTTGGAAGCACTATTTGTGCCAGGAACTTTTTCGAAATACGTCGAGGTACTTAGGGACTTCAGGTTCTCAGATTGCTACAAAGGGAAGGAATATTATGAATTACCCATAGAAATAATTCCGAAAAAAGTTGATGTCGTTTCTAGGGCTGATCTCACCTTAGAAAAACCAGCCGCAGACGGCGTTCTAATCTATAAGAGTAACCTCTTCGTAGAAGCAATCAAGAAAGTATTGTCAGAATCTGCCTAGTCTCAGAACGAACTGTGTTCAACTGCCTTAATCATATTCAACTCACGCGCGTTAAGAGGGCAAAAGCTCGTTGCAAACGCGGTAATGTGTCAGGAACATCCGGCCTTTCTCTGTCACATGCAATCTCGTGCTTCCTTTCCCGGTTTTCTCGCGCTGCACTAAACCGTTGTCCATAACGATTTTTCTGAACTCGTAGTTTGTGCCTGCTCGAGCGAATATTCTGCCTGGAGCCAGATTAGGACCCTTAATAACTTCTTCCAAGACAGCAGCAGCTATTTCTTTCGTGCCTCGCCGCATACGGAACAGTTGAACGCGCGTGTATATTATCGTTGTTGATGCTGACTGTTTATCTCTGTGCAATAACCTTCTTTTCTAGGATACGCCTCATATCAGGTTGATTGTTCGTTCCCGTTAGCATTCTGGCCGCCGTTGAGTGGCATCACGGTGAAGTATTTTGCACAAAAGAAGCAAAGACAAATTATTGCAGAGACAGGTCCGCAGGATAATCTTCGCGCTAAGTTACACTGACAGGATAGTCTGTGAAACGGTGAGCAAGACAACGCGCGAAGACGTCCTCGCATTCTTAAATAAGGCAGTCCAACTGAGCGATGTTCCAGATGTCCTGAAGGGCGAAGTTCTTGTGGACCCGCGTGGCCAGGGAAGCTTTCAGCGGTGAAAAATAGAGGAGGGTAGAGAACAATAAAGGGTAATCCGGGCCTTATTGTTCTGGTAGGCCGCCGTATTTTTCAGCTTCGACGCACCGTGAAGTTTGACACGCAACGTTTGAGGACGAGGACGATCGAGCGGCTCGACCAGCTTTTTGCTTTCGCCACGCAGATTGCGAGTGGCCAAATGAAATGGCAAAGGGTCGACGGTAAGAAGCAGCCGATAACGTTGAAGCAGCGGCAGATGTGGGCCCACGTGGCTGCCTATATCGCGCAGATCATGGGTAACCTCGCAAACGGCTATGATGAGAGGCAGATGGATGAGGACCTTGCTGAGTTGGAACGGCTTGTAGATGAGATCAAGAAACAAAGCAAAGCTAAAGAGAGTCAAGCAGAAGCTCAAGGAGACCAGAAGCGAGGAGACGATTCCAAAGCCTACACTGCCTGAAGACCCGGTCCAGTTTGTTGCTGCCCTCTTCAGCTTCCAACCGAAAGAGTATCAAAAAAGTCTCCTCGAAGACAAGGCAAAACGGATCGTCGTCCGCTGGGCAAGACAAGCTGGAAAAACGACTACTCTCGCGCTTAGGGCCCTATGGTATGCGCTGACAAACAGCAAGACTTTGACGCTTATCGTGGCGCCATCGCTCAGACAAAGCATGATCATGGGCGACAGGGTCCAAGACTACCTCGCAAGCCTCCCTGAAAAGCAGAAGAGGGTCCTAATAGACAGGCAACAACGAACCGTAATCCGGTTCAAAAATGGAAGCAGAATCGTCATACTGCCCAACAGTCCACAGCTCCTGCGCGGTTACACAGCTCATCAGGTTGTCTGCGACGAGGCTGCTTTCTTCCGCGAAGATGATCTTGTTTTTTACAACGTGCTGTATCCTATGCTGGCGACAACTGATGGCACACTCATCGCCTCGAGCACGCCTTGGAGCAAAGACAGCGTTTTCTACCGGATGTGCCAGAGCAGCGAGTTCAGCAAGCACGTTGTCACGTGCGAGGACGTCGTGCAGTCCGGCCTCATCAAGCAGAGTTTCATTGATGAGATGCGTGCTCAGCTGCCCTTTGAACGTTTTCAGCGGGAGTTTCAGGCCGAGTTTGTTGAGGACGTCGACGCTTGGCTTACGCAAAGCTTGATCGTTAGCTGCATCGATAGTCAACTGCAGCCATATGACTTTCAAGACGGGCCCGTGGGCGAGTTTTACGTTGGCGTTGACTTCGGCAAGGAGCAGGACTTCAGCGTTGTCCTGGTGGCTCAGAAAACGGGTCCTGTACTGCGGATAGTGCATGTACACAGGTTTCGGCTGAAGACTGAGTATGCAAGCGTTATCGGCTACGTGAAGAGTCTGCAGGACCGGTGGCATGAAGTGAGAGCTGTATACGCTGACATCACTGGCGTCGGAGGCTACATCGTCGAGGATATGATCCGCAGCGGGATACAGGCTGTCCAGGGAATAACCTTCACAGTGCAGTCGAAGGAAGAGATGGCTACGATTATGCGGGAAAAAATGCGTACCGCTGAGGTCAAGATTCCGTACGTGCCCGCCAGAAAGTTGGAAGACGTCGACTTGACGGCTGAGTTGAACATTGAAAAGTACGAGTTAATGAAGACAGGACATCTGAGGTTCAGCCATCCGGAGGGCGGTCACGATGACGTTTTCTGGTCCGCAGCCTTAGCTGTCTACGCTTCTGTCAAAGCGCCACTTCCTGGAAGAGGCGCGTTCATGCTTCCACATCGATAGGCGTTGAAAATGAGTTTCGTTGCGAAGAGAGTTAAGAAGGGTCTTATGGCGATTCGAGAATTCACGAGCAGGTTTCAGGCTCAACGGCAAGTTCCCCCTGACATGAGCAGGCGGCAGATCGAAGAGGAGATCCCCGTTGCTTGGAAGCAGGACCAGGCTTTGTGGGGCTACGTCACAAAGTACATGCTTAAAGCCTCAGGCGTCGGCTTCGTCACTCCGCCATACATGGCCTACTGGGAACGGATCTGGGGAGCCACACCCGTCGAGGACCTACCAAAGTACAAGGACATGTACACGTTCACGCCGTACATCAAGGCTTCAATCGATGTGACCATTAACCTTGCTTTGAGCAACGGGTTTGAACTCGAAGGCGGAGACGACGCTGTTCGAGAATGGCTCACGAACTGGCTTGACGAGCAGAACATCCTTCAAACCCTGAGGATCATCGCAACAGACATGCTGGTTTCAGGAAACGCATACTTAGAACTCTGTCGGCACGAAGATGGCACAATAGAATGGCTTAAGCCTCTGGATCCTGTTCACATGCGGGTCCGTGGTGATGCTTACGGCAACGTGTTCGGCTACGTTCAGCTGCTCACTTTTCCCCCAGTTGTCTTCACGGCTCAGGACATTGTGCACTTTCGCTGGGGTGCTAAGAGCTGGTGGTTCGAGTACAGCTATGGTACGAGCCAGTTGAGGCCGCTTCTGTTGATTCAAGCGTTGATCGATGATTTTCAGACGGACATGGCAACCATAATGAAGGTGTACACTAAGCCGATGCTTGTCGTCCAAGCAGGAACACCGGAGATTCCTTGGGGCGATACGCAGTTAGCCCAGCTTGTTCAGGCTTTTCAAGACCGGCAGCCGGCGACGGATGTGTTCGTGCGAGGCGACGTGAACGCCAAGGTCATTCAGAGCATGACGCGAGAGATCAACGTTCAATGGTGGCTTGATTACCTTCATAGGCAGCGTGAAGCCGTTCTAGGCGTCCCGAAAATCTTCTTGGGAGAGAGTGAAGGAACGAACCGTGCGACTGCCGAAATCGTGATGCAGGAATATATCACTAGGCTGCGGATGCTTCAGGAGCTTATGGGAGACACGCTGGAAACAGACTTGTTTAGGCAGCTGATTGAAAGCAAGTTTGGTGAAGGCGTCGAGATTCCGACAGTTAAATGGCGTCCGATCTGGGAGCCGACGACACAGGAGAAAGCCGCTTACTACGTCGCTCTTGTGCAGAACGGAATTGCTACAATATCTGAGGCAAGGCTAGCCCTAGGCCTTCCAGCTGAACCTGAAGAAGGAGAAGAACAGATAAGCGCCGGAACAGCACTTGCTACGGAACCTGAGCAAGCGAAGCCTATTTCGCTGCCTCTTCAGCAGACAGAATCTGCATAAAAATGACGCGCTAACTCTCGACACTTTTCTTCAAGTCCTCATATTCTTCTTTAGAGATTTCGCCCTTTGCCAACCTTAGCTTTAGTATCTGCATTGGGTCTTCAGCTGTCTTCTTTTGAACCACTGCATCTTTGCAAATCGGACAATTGCCTAGTCTCTCTCTGGGAATGCCGACCCCACATCTCTGACAACCAACTGTGAAGGGCATGACGAATCTATGCAACCCTTTGTTAAACAATATCGTCCATACTTGCACTGGATAAGTTGTGTAGATATTTTCCAGCTCTCCTCGCGCTCCAGCCTCATCGCCCTTTTCAAGTTGCTTTGCTATATTGAGTAGATTCTCTCGCGCATTATCGGGCATTAGAAGTTCTGTGTAAGCCAAATCAGCATTAAGTGAAGGAGAGTGAATATAGAACGTGGGATTCTCCCGTAAAGATTCAAATAACCACGTATCCGTTTTCTCGTCAACATTGACCTTGAATGGTTTATAACAAGTCTTGCATATACCCGCTTTAGACTTGCTGATATTCGCATAACCTTCGCTGTTATAGGGAATGTCTCTGGAGACTCCGCAGTTTGGGCACGTAAATCTACGCGTTCTGGAAGGAACCACTGCAGAAGAACTTGAAGATAGGGCACTTCTTAACGTATTAATCTCAAAATCCAGACTTCGAATTTGACTGTTGAGGTCGGCAGCTCTCGCTTTCATCTGTTGCATCTCGAGCATGTGTGTTTCTACACCGTCCCCTAGCATCGCGTGTAAAACACCGCTTACGCCTGTCTTTTTTGATGATTTAGCCAGTTGCTCCAATTCTGCTTGTTTTTGCTGTCTTTCATTTATTAGAAATTCAAGACGTCTTTTCATCGTCTCCATGTTTTCGTCCATGGTGTCTCCCTCATAAACTAAGCACGCGGACAACTTATTTAAAATAGCGCGTCAAGAGTGCCTGGAGAAATGTCCCAGCTCCTGTTACTGAAGTTTTGTGCCGCACATTGGGCATTTTAGGGGATAGTTGTCTTTGCTGATCATTCTCAGTGCGCAGCCGAAGCAGATGCAGATCTTGCATGTTGGGCAGTAGTAGTTGCCGCCTTGAATACGATTGCCGCACATGCTGCATGGTTTGGTCAAACAATCATTAGACATCAGGTTCGCCTTAGTGAAGGGATTATTGGCCACGGTCGAAAGCTCGGATTTTCAGAGTTAAAAGGCGTTTGTCTATGCGACGTTGTAGAAGAGTGGAGAGAGTGGAGTTAAAGTAATGATGGGGCCCGAAAGAATTCGTCATCCTCGCTATGGCAAATCTGCACAATTTGACAAAGGTTAGCGGGTTGAATGCGAAAGTTAAGTGACCTATTGCCAAAGATGCCGTGTCGCACGCTCTGCGGGCATCCTCTTCAGCGTTACCATTGGAGCTGCATGTACTGCCGGGTGAGACGATTCTTTTACGGGAAGATGGACCCGAAAAAATATCACTACAACGGTTTGATGCGTCTTGTAGTGCCTGCTGACCAGACGACCTATGTCCTTTTCATTGATAATGGGCGCAGAAACGTAAAAGTGAAGTCAATCTTGTTGAAGGCTTGTCTTGAGTTGGCTGAGTGGTTGGCGAACTAATATGCCTGGACTTGAAGAAGGAGAGACTGTTTGGCACTACCGAGTACAGGACCCGAGTAAGTTTGACAAGATGCGGGTTAAGGAACTCGGGAAAGGCGTCAAGATTACCCTCGGTCGCATCAGGGGCTCAGCCCGTTGGGAAATCGAGAACTACATGTTTGAGAAGAACACGTTCAAAACTCGTGAACAAGTCAGAAAGTGGCTTGACTCGCACCTGAAAAGCGAGATTCAGAGCGTGCTTGACTTTAAAGCGTTTGATGAGTGGCGCCGCCGCTTCGTTAACGCTTACATGAATATTAGCAGAGTCGAAGGCTGAAAAGCCTTTTTCATAGTTACTGCTTGAGGTTGCGCTTTTTCCGTTCTCGAAGCCTTTCCCTTTCTCCTGAGCGGTTTCAGTGCGGCTTCAAGCAGTGACAATCAAAAACTTTGGAGGTCAAAAAATGAACTTTGCTCGTGGAATAGCGATCTTGCTTGCCATCCTCGCCATGTCAGTTGTCATTGCATTCTCCTTGCAGTCTGCGATGGTGCGAATACAGAGCACTGGCACCATCACGGCTGTCGGTGTCAACGTGTTCAGCGACGCTGCCTGCTCGCAGAATGTGACAAGCATAAGCTGGGGTGTTCTTTCGCCTGGGAGCATAACGAACAATCAAACATACATTAAGAGCACGAGCAATGTGCCGATTACGCTGAGCTTAGGCACAGATTCCTGGAACCCAACTGGCGCAGCAACTTACATAACGCTTACCTGGAGTTACGCTGCAGGGACAGTGATTCAGCCGAATGCTTCGTTACCGGTCACGCTGATCTTGACCGTTAGTTCTTCTGTGGTAGGGTTCACGTCTTTCAGTTTCAATATCGACATAACGGGCTCTGGTTAGGGCCCAGCTAGTTTTGAGGTGTAAACAAAATGAGTTTTCAAGGAAGAGTTTGAAGTGAGTAAGTTGTGGTGCCATAGATGCAGCTAAAGTACTTCGTTCCATTCAAGGCGCAAGAAGGCGTAAGCGCCGAGTTTGCGCTGCGAGAAAAGCTCGTAAACATTGAAGGCATAGCGATAGACACAAGCGTCAACGCGAACAAGTGGCAGGTACCAGAAGAAGACATTGACTTTTTCGTAACGACACTGATAAACTCACAGCTACGAATTGATCATGCAGAAAGTGCCTTGGCTGTTATCGGTAGAGTTCCTGAAGGCAAGAGGATCGGGAATACTGCTTGGTTCAGAGCGGAGATCGGCGATCTACCGATAATTGAGAAGGTTCTTCGAGGTTACTTGACACACGTCAGCGTCCAAGTTGATAGCGATGACGTAGAATGCAGCAAGTGTAAGCGGCCCACACGGAAAGAGGGCATGCTCGTTCACCTCTGCCCAGGAGCATGGGAGATCGTCCACAAGCCGAAGGTCAGAGAACTTAGCATCGTTGCGAGCCCAGCTTATCAGAAGACCGAGTTTAAGCCCGTTGGCTTCGCAGCAGCGATGAATGAATCACAGAAGATCGAGTTTCCATGCGCTCATTGTTCCCAGTTACTGAAAAGTAACGAAGATGTGGGTTCTAAGCTAACGCTGCAAGAACCTGAAAACAAACAGATTGAAACAAAGGAGGTGAAGCCCTTGGCTGAAAATGCTCAGCAAGCGGCTTCTCCACATAAAGCACAAGGCGTCGTAAACACAGCCCCAGGCGAAACAGCGCCGAAGCAAGTTGAGTATCAGGACCTTATGGACCAACTGACTACACTGGAAAACAAGATCAAGCAAGCGCCGTCAGCCACAGACGCAGAGAATGACGCTATGACAAAACGTGTCGCAGACCTTGAAGCAGAAGTAGCCAAGAGAGCGACCAAGAGAAGCCTCAGCAAGAAGATCAGCGAGCTAAGCAAGAAACTTGGTGACGAAAGCATCGGAGCTGGGGAAGATGCAAGTGAAGATGCTGAAGACGCAGGATCAGACGGCAACGGCGGAAACGGCGACGGCCAAGATGGAAACGGAAGCAAGCAGTCTGAAGCGAGGCGCGCAAGCGGCCGTGGAATCGTCGCAGTTGACGAGGCTAACAAAGATGTTCTGGGAAGCTATGAGTGGTTCAAAGATATCATGAAGGCTAATTCAAAGCTGAAAGGCTTGAAGTAGGGTGAAAAACTTTGTCCACAACATTACCGTTAGAAGGAACGACACCGCTCATAGCCGATCGTTTCATCAACACGTTCTACGCAGGCGAAGACCTCTTAACGATAGGCGTGCTAGTCGAAGTTACGGCAGATAACACAGTCAAGAAATGCACTACTCAGAACAGCACCAAGATCGCAGGTGTAACACTGACAACAGCGAAGAACGGTCAGAAAATCTCTGTCGTCTCAAGAGGCGTCTGCAGAATAGTCCCGTACTCTTCGCTCAGCGCAGGCGACCAATTCGGCTCAGCAGCATCAGGTGGAAGCGCTATTCAGGACAACACGAGCAAGAACGCAACGATCCTCGGCCTCTGCCTCCAAGGCGGCAATAGCTCTGGCACTGCGATCGTGGCCCTCTGGTAAAAAAGGTGATATGAATGTCTTTTGTAAGAGACGCACTATCATGGGTTGACACAGGAGCAGTTCAGTATCCGACTTTGCACAAGAAAATCATCGAGCTGACAATGCCAGCCCTTGTCGTCAAGAGGCTCCTTCCAGAGTTCCCAATAGTCGCAGGTCGCACAGCAACTTTCGTCAAGGAAAACGGCTCGAGAAGCATCGGCATCACGGAGATCGCGGAAGGCGCAGAGATCATGATGGACTTCACACCGCTTAGCACTGTGACAGTTACGCCGTATAAGAAGGGCGCAAGAGAACGCATAAGCAGAGAGAACATCGAAGACTTGTATATCCCGGTGATCGAGCAGCAGCTGAGGCGTCTGGCAAGACGTGTCGCGTACCAGATAGACCTGGACTGCATGAACGTCATCGCAGCCGCAGCGACTTACTCATCAGCTGGCTCAGGGAAGACTTTGAGCGCTACGGGCACAGAGTTCACCATAACAGGCGGCCTCGGCTCTAAGGACATCTTGGCAGCAGACGCATACATCGCAAGCAAAAACTTCGTCGCTGACTCACTGATCTGCAACCCGATTCAAGCTCGTGACCTGAAGTACCTGCCCCAGTTCGCCCTGGCCAGCCAGTACGGAGAGCCTGTTGTCCAGACAGGCGCTATCGGCAACATCTACGGCCTGAACCTGTACGTCAGCAACGTCTGCAGCGCAGGCACAGCTTACGTCGTAAGCACCGGACAGAACTTAAGCTCAAGCTACGCTCCGCTCGGATTCTTCGTCATAAAGAGACCACTGATGAGTGATTTGGACCCGAAGAAAGAGTTTGACAGTGTTGACATCGAGCTAACCACGAGATACGCGCCAGTTGTGCTGAACGGAGAATGCATCGCCCAAATAACAGGACTAGCAACCACATAAGCTTAGTAACTCATTTTCCCCTTTCTTTCCATTTTTGTTCCAAAGCCTGTCCACATGCTGGATAGGCGGAACGTTGCGCACACGTTAGCTGCGCGTTTTAAATAAAAAACCTCAATGGAGGTGAATGAAGAAAAATGTCTTTGGTATTCAACTTAACAAAAGGCTTACTATACGGCATCGCTCTCGGAATACTCTTCGGCCTATCCATCTTCTTGATAGGCACAGTAGCAGCTGGCCTCGGCTTCATAACCATGTCTCCGACACTGCTTGCAGGGCTAGTCTTTGCGAACGGCATACTCGGTGGAGTGGCGATGGAGTACGGCAGATGGCTTAAGGCCCAGCATAATGGCGGCTTAATCTTCGCTTTGACAAACGGCTTCCTATCAGGTGTTGTGCTCGGAATCTACTTCGGTCTAGCGGTCTTCTTGATGGCAGGCGCTATCTTCGCTCTCGGATGGCTCATTCTGACGCCTGTCCAGATGGCCAGCCTATCGTTCGCAGTCTGCATCTTGATGTTCATAACGTACGAGTACAGCAACTGGCTTGACTCGCAAAACGCCATTCAAATGTCGAAGTCAGGCGCGCCCGGAACGCCGTCGCCTCCAGCTACGCCGTAAGAAAGCCTAGTAAACAAACAATCTTTCCCTTTTTTGTTATCTCAATCATCTCAGTTATCTCAATCACTTCGTGGTGAAAACATGACAGTAACCTACATTCAGGTAGCCGACGTTCAGAACCAACTTAACGCCGCGTTTGACGGAGTCCACACATACACGGTATACGGTCTCTCAATTTTGGATGCGACTATGCAAGCTCACACAGACTATGCGAATACTTACATAAACGGAATGTTAGGCAGGGACTTAGCGACTACTGACCCGCTTTATCCAATAGCAAAGCTTGCTGCGGTGAATGTTGCTTGTCTCCGCGTTCTCGTGATCTCAAGCGGAGGCGTGCTTGTCGGCGCTTTCGACTATTTCCTCGGAGACATGCGAGTAATAAGGCATGCCCCATACGCAGCTGCCCTTCAGCGAACGATTCAGGGACTCAAAGATGACCTTGTTAAAATGATGATAAACATTGCCACGCCTGTGAAAACGGGTGACGCGTCGCTGGGAAGCCAGGTACCGACTTACCGCGGAGGCTTGGCAAGTCCATGAGCAGTGATATGGGGCCGACTCTCGCATCAAGCGCCGGGACAGCGGTTGATTACAGCGTTCCATCTACGCCTTCTGGGCAGACGCTTTACACAGGGAACTATATCGTTGCGAAGGTAAACGGCTACCGACAACTGCTAACTTCCGCGCAGTATCAGCAGCATCTTGACAACGGTGATACAGTTGAGATCGTGTCATATCCATGACTGACACTGCGCAAGTTGTTAGCGCGATGCTCCAAGCAAAGTGGGGCCTCTCATCTCCGACTTCTGGCCAGATTTATTGGGCAACGACGCGCTTTCAAACGATGGATTTTCAGAAGCTTGCAAACTCTTACGCCATAGCCTGCTACAACCCAGGCGGCCCAGTTGCTTCCGACGCCTTAGCTCGTGAAGTCTGGCAGTTTGTGGAAGACGTTGTGATCGACATAATCGTAAAGGTTGGATCTGGCACTGTTCAGCAGGCGCTAGATGCCAGGGAAAACATGCGGCAGCAGGTTTACAGCATCATTCACGCTAACGAGTTCGCGTTCTCTGGGTGCGCTGACGTTTACCCGATGAGAGAACACACGAAGGTTGAAAGCCCAGACCTCGCTCGCCTCGCAATCGTTGTCAAGTGCAGGAGCTTCAACGTGCAAAGCTAAGAGCTGTCTTAATTGTCAGATATGCGGACTGTAATTAATACAACTAATAGGATTCTGGAACTTCCAGAACATCTTCAGAAGACATACGTGGCAACAATTAGGCTTGGATTGGTCAATGCTGATGTGGTTGCTGAAGAAACAAGAAGATGCAGAGCAATAGAGTCGTCATATCTAAACCAACTTGTAACTCTTGGCTTTCTAACAAAGATGCCTAGGTCCAAGAGGATTCAGTGGTTCTCAATTTCGAGATGATGCTTGTGAGCGCAAGGATCGAGTGCACAGTGAACTATGCTGATGAATTCTCATCCGCTCTGCAGTCAGCCTTCCCAGGGGCGCTTGACCGCAACATTATGACTGCCATCGAGACAGTTGCAAACAGAATCATAGATACTGCTCGCATCTTGGTCCCAGTTCGCACAGGTTTCTTGTTAAGCACACTCGGGTCTGAGGTCCTAGCAAGATGGGCTTTCACGCTTTATGCTCGTGCTCCATACGCCGGATACGTGGAATGGGGCACGTTCAGGATGTATGCGCGGCTGTACATGACCCGCGCGATCGAGCAGCATCAGGGTGAGCTGCCGCAGGAAATGGCTAACGCCGTTATTCAATCAGCCGAGGAGAGTGGCATAGTCCTTGGATAAGTGGGCGAAGCTGCACTGGCGAAAGAACTTTGTTAACTTCGCCGTGGGCATTCTCAACCGTTTAATGCCTGAGTTGAAGCCGAGTTATCCGCAGACAGAGATAATTGAACACGTCTTCCAGCAGATGAATAATGTCTATGAGACTGAGGTCATCGCTGGCCGTTTTGATGACGTACCATTTCAAACTATCGCAGACTTGAAGGACAGGAACTTTCAGCGGTTACTGCAACTCTCTCGGAAGCTGCTTGTTTACTTCAGCGAAGACGATCGGTATTACAGGCAGTGGCTCGGGTTGGCCATGCTGTTAGTCAGAAAAGAAGTTAGTAAGTTTCTTGAGACTCTAAGCCTTGAAGAGTTCCTAGCACTTGTCTTTGCCCAATGGCACTTTGACTTGAGAGGGGCTATTCCAGAAGAACACTTTAGCGCTCATAAGGAAGATTTCTTGAACATGGTTCTCGCGAACTTCCTTATGAATCTTGTAAAACCTGAATAGAGGTGAAAATATCATGAGCACTCCATTGATAGGTCGTAACGCCGTTGTCCAATATGTTTCAGGGGGCACAGCGACAACTATCGGCTACGCTCAGGGGGTCACAGAGGACCTTACAGCTGACCTCATCAAAGAGTTCCAGCTTAACAGCGACCATGCAGCCATTCTCGCAGCAGGTAACAAGCACTTCAAGATAGCGGTTGACAGAATGTACATAGATGCCTTCTTCTCCCAAGTCATGTACGGAAACCAGGTTGTGGACTTCGTTATAGGCCCAGCAGGCACAAGCGTCGGCTTGCCAAAGATAACGATCAAGAACGTCGTTCTCATAGCGCACAACATCAAAGTTGACCAGAAGGGCATAGTTGGCCAGAAGATAACAGGCGAAGGAAGCGACCGCATAATAACCACGTTCTAAGCATCCATCCTTTTCTTTTCTCGGCGCATTTGGCGCCAATTCATGGTCTCGGAGGTAATGAACATGAGTGAAAATGATAAGATAGACTGGGGAAAAGCGTCAGAGATGGAAGAGGCTCTTAATGCTGCTGAAGCTGAGAGGCTTGCAAGAGTCAGAATCTTCGACCCGAAAGAGATCGTGCGGAAGGCTAAAGAAGTTAGAGAAATCGTTGACGAGGACTTGGGCACGATTCGCTATGTGCTGCTGAACTACGATGAGCTTAACGAGATCATCGAGAAGTGCAAAGACAACAGGGACCGAAGCATTCAGCTTCTGTTCAAGCAGCTAGAGCCAGTTAATGAAGGCCTGAAAGTCGAGGACATACGAAAGATGCCTTACGAAGTCGTTGTACGGCTCTTGACGAAGCTTCAGATGGAGGGCAGTTTTTTTCAGCGCCCTCAGACGCCGTCGCCGAATGGGTCGCAAACGACGGAAGAGCGCAGACCATCGGATTCATCGCGCATGAGTACGGTTACACACTTCAAATGATCGGTGAGCTGACTCCTTTTCAAATTCAGTTTTTGAAAGAATGGGCAAGATGGTACTACGAACAGCAGAAGGGTTAAGGCTAGATGAGCGAAGACGTTGAGATTCACCTGATAGCCTACGATGAGGCTTCAAACGTGATCCAGAGCGTTGGCTCTAATCTTTCCACAACTTTTACGGACATTGAAGGAAACACGCAAGACCTTGTAACGACAACTGATAATGCGTCTTCACAGATTGCAGACGACTATAATCAAGTCAACGACGCTGGGCAGAATCTTCAGAATAGTCAAGCAGACGTGCAGGCTAGCTGCGGCCAAAGCGTAATGGCGCTGAATAACTTAGCACTTTCAGGTGCCACACTTGCCATGAGTTTCATGAATGTTGAGAATCGCCAGGTCGCGGTGGACCGCGCGAACCTGATGGTTCAGCGTAGCACAGAAACCCTAGAGAAGGCGCAGCTAGACTATAACACTGCTGTTGAACAGTACGGCACTAACAGTTCTCAAGCTCAAGCTGCCCTTGACAAGCTGAACATCGCTGAGGACGCGCACAATGTTAGTCTTGAAAGGGCAGATATGGCCCAGAGAAACCTGAGTACAAGCATGGTTATGTCGGCGCTAACGGTTATTCCAAGCCTTGTCTCGATGATTACGACTGTTTCTCATGCTACTGAGATTTGGGAAGGCATCCAGGCAACGATGAATGTCGTGTTGGACGCGAACCCGATCTTTTTGGTCATAGCTGCGATTGGCGCCCTTGTGGCTGCTCTCGCGTTTATTCCAGGTGCATGGGACGCCGTCGTCAACGCGTTTCGGACTGCTGGAAACTTCATCGTAACCGTTGCGAATGACATAGGCAACGCTTGGAACGGCTTCATCGGCCTCTTCACCGGCGGAAACAAGCAGGCTGCGGATTCGGTGCAGATGTTAGGTGCTTCTGTCAAAGACGAAGGCGACAAATTCATCTCAACATCGCAGAACATTAAGGACTTTCAAAATCAGCTTGATGCTGCGAATGCGTCAATATGGGGTGTCGACGAGGTCCTATGGAGAAATGCGACGACCCTGAACGAATACGAGGCCAAGGCTGCAGACGCCGGGGATGAGGTCAAGGTTCTCGACGGTCAAATAAGTGACCTGGCTGATGCTTACAAAAGGAGCAAGGATGAACTTGACAAGGAAATAGCGGGTCTTCAAGCGAAGATTCTAGCACTTGACTGGACTAAGCAAGCTCAGGAGAAAGATCAAGCAGCTGTCGAGACACTCACTGCGAAAGAAGATGAGTTGAAAAAGCAGCTTGACGCCACCATTCCAAGTCTCGAAAGCCAGAAGGCTGCTGTTGAAGCTGCGCAGAAAGCGGCAAGCGATGCCGCGACTTTCATAAGCGATTTGACGACGAAGTATGATGAGATGAAAGCTTCAGCGGACACGAATCTTGGCGCTGTCAAGGCCGCTTTTGATGACGCGTTCAACGCTGGGGACTTTAACAAGGCGCTTGGAATCGTTCAAGATTTCGCGAATAAGTACGGTCTTAGTTTGTCTGATGCTGAGAAAATCATCGATAGCTTCAAGGCTGCCCAAGCGCAGATTCCGCAGACGATTGAAGAGCAGCTTATCGGAAAAGCTCAGGCTGACCTTCAGACATTCCAAAACTGTGCAACTGGGAAGTTCGCAAGTCTTCAAGCTGATTCTTCTGCCAGTATGGAGCAGATCGTCACTGATACGAATGACTTAATCAGCAGGGGACTCGTCGGCCAAGCTCAGGATAACATTCAAGCTTACGTGAATTGCGCGACAAGCAAGCAGGATACACTTGTCTCAAATATCGAGGCTGACTTGGCAACGCTGCGTAAAGATTACGCGGCGGGCGCTGCGGATGTTGCCCCGATGATAAAGCAGCTGGAAGAGTGGAAGCTCGCAGCGACATGGGACACGTCGGGAGCAACTATCCTTGACGCCATCAAACTCGCAGGTGAAACCGCCAGTCAAGTCGCTGCCCAAACAGACACAGCAACGACGCAGATCACAGGCTCTTTCCATGGCATTGCAGATGACGTAACTACAACTATGCGAATGCTTCAACATAATATCGTAGGGGGGAGCATTTGGACTGACATGCTACAGAAGATGGAGGACACGACTGAGAAATCTGTCGCGAAGATTCGTGCCCAGTTCCAAGGGCTGCAAGCTGAAGGTCTCCCTGGTGTCGGCGGGTTCGGTATCCCAGAAGCTCTGCCAGGAGCAGGCGGAAAAGCGCCAATAGTGCTCCATATTACCGCACCTCTTGTGAATATTGAAGGGAGCGCTGATAAAGCGACAGTTGATTTGGCATCGAGGCAGGTTCTGGACAAGCTGAAGAGCATCGTTGTCGAGCCAACAGCCTCTTACTCATCTACGACTCAGAAAAGAATCAGACAAGGAGCTGTGACGTATTAATGGCTCCGATAAGCGAACAGGAACGGTTAATAGCGCTAGACCTCGGACTGATAAGCAATTCGACGACCTATGCCTTCCCATCAACTTTAGGCACGATACATGACTATGGCAACATAACGATACCAAACACTGGCCTCGTCATGTTCAAATTTTCAATAGATGGAGGCCTGAGCGGATTCAATTGCAGGCTGAAAGTCGGTACCATATACGTGTGGGCGTTGAGCACTAGCGTTTCATATTCTCAGACAACGTTCTTCGCTGCTGTCTGGCTTGCTGCGGGAACCTATGACGTTCTTTTCGAAGGGAATTATGTGTCTAATTCAGCGCACATATACTTCATGTACGCGGGATATACGCTGTTCAACGACATTCAAGCGGCCACATTTGCCGTCTACAGTTCGGGAATACCGTTGACGGTAGCCCGCAGAAACACGCCGCTAGGCCCGTTAAGTCAGGCAACATATGCCATTCAAGTTTATGCCGTGACGGCGAGCGCAAAGACGAACCTTGAGAACGTCGGCGATAATCTTACAAATGGCGTCAGCGTCTCAATCGACAGCGTCCAGGTTAATTGGACTGAAAGGCTCTCGCCTGATAACACGAACGGGTTTGGTGTATCGGGAAGAGTTTTCTTACCGTATTCTGTGGGCACGGCGCATACGATAACCTTCAGCCTGCGGAACTCAAACACGAATGTTTACGTCAGCGTTGTCGCTTGTCCATGGATTCTAGGCCCGGTGAATCATTCTCCCCTAAATCTTACGTTCAGCCAGCTTTCCACTATTAACGTCATTCTGAATCCGCTCTGGAACGACCCAACGAAGTTCATTGGCGTCGGCATTCAGAGAGGCATCTCATTCGGAACTGCAACTGACTATTACAACAGCGCAAGCGGAACCGGACTCATGAACTACTCGTACATGATCGACACGCCAGACATTTCGCAAGTTAACCTTTTTGTCAACGGCTGGGGCGGGTGCATCGAAGTCATAGGAGTCGATTTGAGATGACCGTGAAGATTACACAGGTCACGACGACAAGCGGGCAGATTATGCTGACCATCATATACGATAACCCGAAAGGCAGTGGGACACTCTACACTTTTCAGCTAAGTTACCAAAGCCTCGTCGAAAGGCTCGTTCAGGTTTCGGCGCTTCTCGGGCGGAATCTCACGTTAACGGATGCTCAGCAGGCTCTTGTCGAGATAGTCAACGAAGTCCGCAAGAATCAGGCAGGCATCCCGCAGAATTTTGACTTCACGCCTTACATCGGCACGGAGCTGGAAACATTACCGGCGTAAGTCTCGGCGGTAAGACGCTCAGCTGCACGCAGATCACTGAAGGCTTCTCGCTAATTCCAGGCACGCAATGGCAAGGTTGGAGCGCTGGAACTGCTGGACTGAGAATGTACGTCGCAGGCCTGGTTCGTAACTGGACTTTGAAGTGTTTGGAGCAAAACGTGAATTATCCTGGGTGCTCTGAAGACTCTTTGCGGAATAGCGCTTCAGCAGGAACGGCTTTATCACTAGTTATCGATCTCGGAAACTTGTACTATGTTTCAGCAAGTGTGAAAATCGACGGCATAGACGTAAGCCTTGACCCGTTGGGCACGCAGAACATCAGACATTTCACTGTAAGAGTTCATGAAACGATATAGGTGCGAAAGATGAGCCAATGGGGCGGCGAAAACTCGCCTCTTTCAGCCGGAGTTGCCAGGGGTGACGGATTGACGAGTTTTTCAGGGTGATTTGAGAAATATGAAGAACAGTTTGAAGAAGCAGCTTGAAGGCTTAAGCCTCGGCGATCTAGTACGCGTGCAATGGTGTGACGCCAGCATAGGTAAGAGTCTCAGCAGCGGCATCGACATCGACGTGTCTGTTGAAAGCTGGGGCGTGTACCTAGGCATTCTCGGGGAGAAGGCGAAGCACATCATTCTGGCCCAGAACAATTTCCGCTACGCGGACGGCTTCTACGATTTGGACTACACGGCTATTCCGGTCCAATGGAGCATCAGCGTCACCGTCCTAGCGAAAAACCACGTGCCTGGCACCGAGGCTAAGCAGATGCTTAACAGTTTTCTCCTGGGCGGCCGCAGGGCACTTCCGCGGAAGAAGCGTCAGCAAGCTATCAGGAATCATGATGACTGATTGGATCAGACGGGCCCTTACTCGCAAGCGGGTCAAGAAGGGCCCCAGGGGAGCCGTCCTCGTCGAGGAGCCGAACGAAAAGCTTGTCTACACGGTGAGATTTGTCCTGGGCATGACCGGCTGCTTATCAGCAATAGAAGTTGCAAGCATGGCCTTCCTGCACGCTTGGAACAGTGAGGTCTTCGCTGCAATCACCGGCTTAATCGGCACGGTCGCAGGCGTTCTAATCGGACAAAGCGCGCGCTAAGATCACGGGGCTAGGCAAGACTAACCCCATGCAAGCTTAATTCATTGAAACGATTCTTGCATCAATCTTCACGCCTAGGCCTGATAGATCTTGTCAATTACCTTCTCTATTTCAGAAATGAAACCTCGTTGTTCTTCCAAATAGCTCTTGATAATTGCTTTGGACTCTGCTTCTCCGAAAGCTATTTTTTTAAAGGTGCCGTATTCGCCAGCAATCTTGCTGCCAACTATCCAAGCGCCTTGGTTGAAACCAATCGGAGAACATCCCGCTTGTTTGCAGAGATCTACAAGGGTTTTTTGCTTCTCTTCAAGAGTAGCTCGTTTTTCTGGTTTCATTAGGATGGAATATGTTTGGTCCAGCCATGTATCCAAAGGCTGCAAGTAGAACTGATCCTTTATTTGACTCTCATCTAAATCTCCCAAGTATGCAATGTCGCGAATGTAGAAAGAAGCTATCTTGGTGCCAATCCCACGAATATCGTCAATAAACGTGTGAGCCGTTTTCGTGTTTCCATCTTTTATTAGGACCCTTACATGATTTGCGATATTCGAGATCTTTTGCCTTGCCATTGCTGTCAAAACACCATAGTCGCTGTTCATTGGATTGCGTAATGGATTGGTTTTTAAACCGTTATAATCTCGGGGTGCGATCTCCGAGTAAATTGCCCATGCCTTAGTGGACTGGTCAGAATTAACTGTCTCCAGTCTACCTTGGAATACCTTTTCAATAGTTTGCCTTGCAATTACAGGATAAGCTTGCGCGCTTCCTTGGCGCTCGTAAGCATAGTTCTCTAAAAAGCATTCTAATGCGATGTAATTGTTTTCAAACTGCCTCTTAAAATATACATCACTAATGTACGCATTTTGATAGACTGAGGCAAAGGCAGCCAGTCTCTTGGCAACCTGAATTTGGCTTGACTCGAAATCCAAATTGATCAACTCCTGTATGATTCAATTCGTACGCTTTTAGGATTTCTAGAAGCGCGCGTCTCATTAATCAATAGGCAGGAAAGTGCGCGCACGTTGACTATTCATTATTTCGAAGGTTTGAGTCGCCTCCTTGGTTAACGTGGGCACGTCTTCACCCATACAAGCCCCGAAGAGTTTTTTCTTGACAAACTTAACTTTGGAGTCAGTGGATACCATGCACAGACACGAGTTCTTCCACATCAGAAAGGTCCGCAGGACTTACGACAGGACCCGGAACACGTTTTCCTTCAACATTTCGTACAACACAGCGGTAGCCTTAACGCCCAGAACATCAGCTGTGGCTGAGGCTTTTGGACTCGGCGTCGACGAAGAGCACAGGTTCACCGTCCTGGATGCAGAATTGAAAATAAACCCCACAGACATCGTGTACATAACCGGCGACTCTGGCAGCGGAAAGAGCGTCCTCCTACGCGCCATCAAGAAGGACCTCGGAGACATTGCAGTCGACGTCGCAGATATCCAGGTTCCTCATGATAAGCCGCTGATCGAGACTGTCGGCAAGACGGTTGAAGAGGGCCTTGAGCTACTGGCTAAGGTGGGCCTGGGCGACGCTTTCCTCTTCTTGCGATCCTACGACCAGCTCAGCGACGGACAAAAATACAGGTATCGTCTGGCCAAGCTTGTTGAAAGCGATAAGCAGTGGTGGATCCTAGACGAGTTTGCCGCTTCCTTGGACCGAGACACCGCGAAGATCGTGGCTTTTAACCTTCAGAAGCTTGCACGTCAACAGGGCAAGGCAGTGTTAGCAGCGACTACACACCTGGACCTGTTTGAAGACTTGCATCCCAGTGTTCACGTTCACAAAAGGTTTGGGAAAGAGATCACCATCAGATATTTCCCAAACGGGCCTGCCGGAGAGTGCAGCTTAGTCAAGGAGATGCGTGTTGAAGAGGGTTCTACGGAAGATTGGCGGACCTTGGCGAGTTTTCATTATCGCAGTCACCGAATAAGTGCGCCGCGTAGGATTTTCTGTTTGAAGCGTGGCGATGAGCTTTGCGGGGTGATCGTGTACTGTTATCCGCCGTCTGCAAGCTTTGGGCGAAGGCTTGTTCTTCCGAGGATGAGCATGCGGGAGCTGAATGAGAAGCTGAGTGTCATCAGTAGGGTTGTTGTCCATCCAAAGTATAGAACAGTGGGCTTAGGCGTTAGACTTGTCAGGGAGACGTTAGCCCTTGCTGGAACAGACTATGTTGAAATGTCAGCTGTGATGGCAAAGTATAACCCGTTTGCGGAAAAGGCCGGAATGAAGAGAATAGTGGAACAGCACCCGCCAAAAGAAGCTGAGAGGATCATGGATGTTCTCGAGGGCCTCGGGTTTAACACTCAGCTGCTCGGTAGCACAAACTACGTGCTGAAGACGCTTCAAATGCTGAATGAAGAAGGAGTAGCGAAAATAAGAGAAGCCTTAGCCAAGCAGAGGCATCCGCGTTTTCTGAAAAGCTTCTCGAATGACCTTCCCTTTGGCACAAGAGATGCTTATCAGAAAGAAATAGCAAACGCAAACCTAGAGAAGCTTGCAAGCCTCATAAAGATCTGCAGTTTCTTGATACAAACAAAGGCTTACCTTTTCTGGAAAAAATAGCGTTTGCTGCAAAACTTTTCAAGGCGCGCTTTTTCTATATTCTATCCACAATTTCGGAACAGAGAAATAGCGGGATGAGGTCATGGATAGCGAATATTGCGTCAATATTTCAGAGCTTTTCTCTCTGAATTGGAACAAGGATCCTTGTATCGATAACAAAGTACTATCTTGCCGTCACCCAAATTTCCATTCTAAGCCCTGCCCAGTTGGAGTTGATTTCTTTCGATTCCCAAGCGGAGAATTGCGTCTGGATTTTGCATATTGCAACTTAATGTGTTTGCCATGTTGGGCAAAACAATGTCCTCATGAGGAGCATTTCAACTGTTACCAAAACGGTTACGGGTTCAAAGCAAGTTTCTCGCCTGAAGAAATAGTGGACAGAATGATTTGCAGGGCCAAGAAATTGAACCAATACGTGGATGCTCAAGAAACATTCCAGATTAGAATTACAGGAGGAGAACCCCTTCTTTCTAAACATAGGTGGAATCATGTTGCCGAAATATTGAACATTCTTGACGACAGATTGGACCCTGAAGAACCGCATTATAGCAAGACGCTCGATAATAGGCTGCATGGTTATGGTAAAAGAAACGGCCCTAAAAAGAAAAGGCTAGTTATTCAAACAAACGGTATCTCGCTGGGAAAAGTGATCTCCGCAAACGATTTCATGCAGACTGTGAAAAGTCTGACGCAGCTCAATATATTAGTTCATCATTCAATGAAAGGCTGTAAACCAGTTGAATTTCATCTCCTTACGGGTGCAGATGAAACTCTGTTCAATCGTCAAATCGAATCGATAGGCGAATTCGAATATCTCAGCAAGTCAATTGACAATTTCGATTTTCAAATTGTTCTTGGCTTCTTTCACAGTCAGAAGTACATATTATGGAACCCGGAAGAAAAGGAACCTATGCTGACGGAGCCTGATTCCTCATTTCTTGGAGAAGTTAAGAGAAATTGGGAGAGAACATTTGCAGAACCTCTTGATTTTCGTTCAAGAATGATAAACAATGCTCGAACTACAGAAAGATGCTTCGAGAAAGGCATCGTGAAGGAAAGAAGTCAGCTCAAAAAGAGTACGATATCTGAACTAGAACCCCTTCCATGTCCAGGCAAAAAAACCATGATAAATGGGACGTTTTGGCGAAAACTGACATAGGTCGCGCTTGAAAGTAACTTCCTCCTCCGTGGAAAACTGAGAGAGTAATTCTCATTACTGAAAAAGCCTATAGGGATAGGGAATACTTTAGTCCTACGCGCTGAGGCGACGAGAATGTCAGGTCAGTCATTTGAAGAGAAGAATTTGAGGGAATATGCGTTAGGTCATTTAGATATTATTGAAGTTGGCTTGTCGCTGGCACAATATAATGAAGCGCGCGCGGCTATCGAGGTTGGGTTCGGCAAGATTATAGAGAAATTCCTTCCGGCCTACAGAGATCTTGACCTGCAGTTTACTGAGTGCAGGCCTCTTTACGATCCTATAGATGTTTTGGTTTTCAGTGGGTTGTTGAACAGGAAAGTTGACAGCATCACTTTCTTGGAGATAAAGTCTGGAAATGCCAAGCTGAATAACCATCAGAAGATGATAAGAGACGCTGTACTGGACAAGAACGTCGACATGAGGGTTCTCAAATGACGGAACTGATCGACGTCTTCCAAACGTTCAGAAAGATTCTTTGCGTGTGCCCATGCCGCAATCAGATCGTAAGGTTGAGTGACCTTCATCTCAAATACGGTGGCAGAGCACCTAAGACCTGGCTTGACAAGCATGAGCTTCAACTCTTAAGGCTGCAGGAAAGAGTGGCAGCTTTTGAAGAAAAAGAAAAGGAATTGCGCGAGCAATCTGTGGACCGCGGCAGAAAGAAAGTGCCTTCAATAGTGAGAAAATGCTTATGCTCTGAATTCAGCAAACTAGAGTACGACCCATATGACATTAAGGCAGTCATGGATCCTGTAGATTTCGTCGTGTTCGACGGACTCAACGAAGGAGAAGAGGTAAGGAGAATAACGTTTCTAACTCGAAAACCTAGCCCAAACATGAGAACGGTCACTGAATCCATGGGAAAAACGGTGAAGCAAGGCAGCTACGACTGGAAAGTGGCACGCATAAACACATCGGGAAAAGTAAGTCTCGAATGAGCGCGCGCTCCTATGCGGAGGGCTCTCACCGATTGGCCAACACTTTGACGATCTAGTCTTAGCCACAGTCTCATCAGAGTTACCTACATTGAAATCTGTATACGGTACAGTGACGAAGATCCAACAGTTGCTCATCTTAGACAGACCTTCGCAGCCGTTGGATACATAAACGGCTTACGTTTGCTGTTTATATTTGCATAAGCTTGCTAGAGGGCAATCTATGCATAATGGTTTCTTCAGTCTACAATATGCTGCTGCTATGTCAAGTAGACCTAGACTAACATGCTTAGAGTTCTCTGGAGATGATTGAAGAATATTCGAAACAAGACTCCAGAGCGATTTGTCCGAATAGGCACGTCTGCCCTCGCGTCTTCCAAGTATTCGGCAAAGCAGCCTACCAACTGCTCCATCAACCATCGGAAACGGGCGTTCAAAAGCAACGCAGTCGACCGCGTTTGCGATGTATTGACCAACTCCCTTGAATTTTCGAAGAGATTGACCTGACTCTATGATTGCTTTGTTACTTCGCAAAGCTCGGGCAATGTCAGATAGCTGCGAACCCCTTGTTGACAGACCTAAAGGTCCTATTATTGCACACACTTCTGTAGGATCAGCTTCGGCCAATGCTTCAAAATTGGGATATGATTGGATAAGTTTAAGGAACACCGGCAATACTCTGAAGGTTTGAGTCTTTCTCAGTAAGAACTCAGCCAACAAAACCGTGTATGGATCCTTGGTCTCACGCCAAGGATAACGCCGACCACGGGTCCTATAGTACTCAGAACAAATTCCGGATATTTCATTTAGGCTTGCGAACCTTTCACCTGTCCTTTTTTTTCAAATAGAGATCAACTGGTTTTCGAAAGTAGTTCCTTTAGAGCCTGGAGCCATGTTTCTGTTGGTTCGTCTATAGGAGCCATCAAAGGCCTGCGTAAAGCAAGGCTCTCGGCATAGGCGACTAGCCAAAGCTTTGCTAACTTCTCTCTTTCAGTAGTCTTGAAGCGGCTAGCTTGTAGTGTCACCCACTCTTGCAGGCGCAAGATGACTATTTTCACTTCGAATTCCTCCTGCAGTTCGGTCATCTTGTCAGTTACATCATCGCGCAGATCCGGCTTTGTCTCAGTCACGAAGCCAACAATTCGCAGTTCAGGAAACTGCTCCTGAGAAAGTTTGTCATGCAATTCTAGCAATTCGTCGTACAGGTATGGTTTTCCGTATTTTGCGTCCCATGCTTCAGCGATCGCGTCTGCTTGGGTTAGTTCTATGTCTGCAATATTGCCGGCCTTCTTGTTCGCTTGCCTCATTTGAGAGAGGGTTCTTAATTCCAATGCTCCCAAGCCACCCAATGTCTTAATAGCTTGCATCAACGAGTGCATCCCGACCTCAAGCAAGCGTGCTGCAGGCAGACCGGGGTTCGCCATGTGTTTGATAAGTAATGTCAAAACTTGTTCAAGGTTCTTGACTGCGGCTGATTTCTTTCTAGCCAAGTCGACTACTTCGGTAGCAAGGTCCTGAAATTGTTTGGACCTCTTAATCAGAAGGCATAAGGAATATTCAAGAGCTGTTTTTGCGTCGATCTTATTGGCTTCCAGAAGATCGACAAGCTCTGTCCATTCTCTTTTGGCACCGCGTATAGCTGCTTTGTAGAATTTCGTATAGGGATAGTTTTCCGCTAGACTGCGTGTCATCATTACTCCATATTTGTTTACCTTGAGTAAATTCTCTTTTCGCAGAAATGGAGTAACGAATCCTGAGTCTAAAACCCTCATAGGGACTCCTTCCGCCCAAGAAAAGCTCCCTCGACCGGATTTGTGAAGCCTTACGCTCTGTTTTGGTTCAATCGCTTTTGTAGCCATCTGGAGGATTGCCAAACCAACAATGGCTCTTCCCACTTCGCTTGTTATGGCATCCACGAGCTTTTTCAACATCTCTTTGTGGTCATCACTAATTCTTTCGAAATCGACTTTGCCTTCCTTGCAACGCTTGATAACTGAGTCGAGAAAACCTTCAGTAAACCTCTTTCGAATGTAATCTGCACGTTTTTGGGCTTCTCTTGTCTGACTTCCTTCTCGGAAGACTTGAAGTCTTCTGCCGTCTTTTTCGTACAAGATTGAGCGATCGTCGTATATTCTTAAATGGGGGAGAGTGGGATCTTCGTCCGAGTCTATATTTACCTGCTTCGTCAAGAGAGATCTACCTCTAGGTGTTTTCTCAACTGCACGCTATTAGGATTGAGTGTAGGGAATGAGTATGGAACAAGGTAATGACCTTGTGGTATGTTCAAGTTTGTGCTTTGCCCCCGGACCTCATATCCCAATTTGCGCAGCTGCTTCAGCCCATGCCGGACTTGTTCTTGGGATACTCGAAACAAGCTAGCTAGTGCTTCAAGGGAAAGAATCCGTCTAATCGCGACTCCTTCCACGACTTTTCTTACCAACTGCCAATTCTCTCCGTCTTCAATGGACATCTTCACGGCAAAGTGAGGTAAGTATTGATAGTATCCGCAGAGCTGGACTAGATCTGCTTTAAGGTTGGTCTCAACCAAGAATTGCTCAAAAGCCTTCCACAAGCCCGTAAACACCTTAGGACGTAAAGGTGAACCTACTAGTCTAACGCTTTGTAATGGAATGTCCCAGCCAGCTCTTGAAGGCCCAACCGTCATAACGCAACCACCTAAGGAATCTGACTCATTACCTAGTTCTCTGCTGTGGACTTCAACCGACAACAAGCTGCTGGACAATTTTGCAGTCACGAACAACTCTGACTCTCGTTCTGGGCAAACTCTCCACGTAAAGTCATCCATGTTCATCTTTGCATAATAGGCCGTGGAGAAGTCTAAAGGTAGTTTTTCGGTTTTTCTAGTGGGCAAGGCAGTAAGTAGTTTTATCGCTTTTGTAGCCTTGGTTTGGTAGATCTTTGTCAGTTCTCTTTTGCGCCTCCTGAATGAAAGTGGTTCATATGGAGCAAGCAACTTGATATCTGCTGTTATTTGAGCCTTCCAAACCTGCTTCAGCAGACTTAGCGCTAACATGCGAGCCAGCTGCGGAGGCACGGAATTTCCTATTTGTGTTATGGCAGTTTGTTTATTGCCTACGATGATGTATTCATCAGGAATTGTGTGTAGCCGCTTAAGTTCAGCCACAGAAAAAGGCCGATTTTCCCAGTGAAAAGGACCTGTGTATAACCCGCCAGTTGCTTTCAGCGTCCTGATGGGCTCTTTAGGGTCGGCTTTGTACAGAAAATCGGAGAACTTCGAACGCCAGGCGAAAATTGGCCTAGGATGGCCCATTCTGGAAGTGTAGAAAGAGTAATTCAGTCCAGGCGGCACGTCCTTTAGCAGATATCCCCATCGCCCTCCAATCGGCCCTGGTTTCTCTTCCTCACATAGATCACGGAGTGCCTCTTCAGCGACATAATAAGGATGCTGGTCGGGTGAGTCGGGACCATGAGTAGGCTTGGGGAACAAGAACTGCATGCCTTGCACTCCAACAGCGATAAGCCTTTCCCTATGTTGAGGAACACCATAATCTGCAGCATCAAGTATTCTGTGGGTCACGGTGTAACCCAGCTCTGCAAAATCAGATAAAACCGCTTTCCATGTGTCACCGTTTTGCACCCCGGTCAAGCCATACACGTTCTCAAAGAGAAAGGCAGTCGGACGAACTGACTCAATTACTTCTATGAACTGTTTGTACAACTCTCCTCGAGCATCCAACAGTCCTGGGGCGCCTGCTGCTCTTCGACCTGCAGCTGAAAAGGATTGGCAAGGAGGTCCACCTAGTACAAGATCAATTTTGCTTGCGCTTGGAGGTTCGTAATCACCTATGTCTTTACATAAAATCTTGGAATTCCTGAAGTATGTTCCCTTGTTCTTATTTGCTTCTAGGGTTTCGGCAAAAGTCTCGTCGATCTCAACCATTTCGACATTCTCGAAGCATGCATCATCGAACCCAATGTCCAATCCGCCTCCACCAGTGAATAGGCTAATAGTCTTAAGGGGGAATTCCAGAGCCTTTATCCGTAAGCGCAACGCTTTGCCAAAGGCATTAGGCCATCCGGGTTCTTCAGACACACCAAGCGATTTAAGCAGTGTATCAAGATAACCTGGCTCCGCTTCGGCACCTGGCAGTTTCGCTAACTTCAATTGTGAACTGCGACTTACTCTCTGTTCAGCCAGGTATGTCACACTCCCATTTACTATTCTATGAGGAGATATTAATCTCTTAATTTTTCTCTAGCAATCATTGAGGTCGTATTTTTGAGGAACTTCGTTACTATCCACAGCGCGCGCTTTCACTATCGTGTGTTAGTTATATCGTGCTTTTTTCTTGCTTTCTTGGGTTTGCGGTCGGGCAACTTCTTTTCACGCAGCCAAGTCAACCTAAAGCGTATTGCATCTTCTATGAACTCTTCCTTGGTAGCATAGCCCAATTGCGAATTGCCTTTTATGAAGCTTTCAGCCTGTTCAAGAAGATCTCGAGACAGTGTCACCGACCTGCTTAACAATGCCTCCACAGCATCAGAGTAGGTCTTCATCTGACCCGTCTCTGCCATAAGCCTTCCAACAACCGAAGTCAATTTTGCATGAGTCTCATCAGAAATTTTCAGCGTCTTCAAGGCAAATCCCAATTTCTACATTATCAGTTTCAGAAGATAATCCTTCGCACAGGAAAGCGTGCGTCACTTTAACTCTACTCTCTCTATAGCCTGGTAATGTCGTTGGAACGCTGTCCTTTTAACGGTTCTAATCAAAGCGAAGAGAAGGAGAAAGAAGTTATGCAGCGGAAGAGGCTAGCTGTCTTTCAAAGGGTCGACGATAAGAAGTTTGATGATGACATGTTTGTTGACTTAACAATCTACGATGTTCCAGCAGGCCTGCTCAGAGAGTTCGGCGAGAAGGTAGTTCACTCCAACTACCCAAGCGGAGTCAACGAAGCAATCAAGGACCTACTGCGAAAAGCCATAATGGACCAACAGTCATCCCGCAATGAGACAAGTGTTCCAGCCCTGTAGAATTAGACGTAGGAGTTTTTGCATAATTTGGTTCGAATCCAGCGCAGAGTCTCAAAGAAACACTACCTGAAGGCGAAACGCACCTACGAGTACGAGCGCATGACTCTAGACTTACCCAAGAAGTTCCACGAGACTCTCAAGCCATTTCTGGAGAAGGAACTCAACATTGACGTTAAGCTGCAAAACGATGTCGCAGTCATCTCTTTGTCCCCCGTGAAAACGTTTCGGCACGCAGAAAACACCCCCGACAAAACACCTTCAGAAACCAGCTAGGACACGCTCTTACAACATCAAGATACAGATTCTGTTTATATATCTGCCCGCCGAAACATTTCTCCCCTAGCAGATTTCTGCCTGCAGAAACGTTTTCCCCCAGACCTGTGAACACAAAAATGTGTAAATTAACGTGAAAAGGACCTTCCGCACATAGTTCTGATTTTACCGACAGTGCCGGTCAGCGAATGAAGTGCCCAAACCCAAAAACACAAGGCTATCCGTATTCAAAGGCAGAGAAGCCAAACTCAATCGTGCCATTTTTCAAGTTCTCGCCTTCAAAGGCCCACAGACTATCTACGGCATACACGCCCAGGTGAAGACACTACGAAGTCTGAGGAATATGAGATACGCAAATGTCAACGTACGAGTGAGGAAGCTTCAGGAGTCAGGTTACTTGAACATAACAGGTGCTAGGAAAACAAAGGCTGGTTTTGAAGCATCAATATATGACCTGGCAGCTAAGGCCTATTCTGCACTCTTCCTCAACGCAATTAGCTTAGAAGAGCTACTTTCTTGGCTAAACGAAGGAACTGCATACCGGCTCATTGGAGATATCATCGAGATCATGGGAAATCATCAGGCTCACAAGGAGGCTAGTTCACATCGGTCTTAACTCGACGACTCTCCAAAAGTAGAAAACTGTTACGTACTTAAGGACGAACCAGAGGGATACAATTCATTAATGGAGACTTGAACTCCAGAGTCTCAAGGTTCATAGCGAAATCGACTAGAATGAAATCAATGCACGCGCTCTGGCCATTGTTCGTCCAGAGAAAAACTGAAACGAACAAGGATGCTCTCTTGCTTAGAAAACACTTATTATTTGATCAGACATAGATGCTACTGAATCAGATGTCAATAAAGTTCGTTAGTTCGATAAGAGATCCTGTATATGGAACAATTCCGATCACTGAATGTGAGCAAGATGTCCTCAATTTACCTATCCTGAATCGCCTGAGGGGAATAAAGCAACTTGGCCTTGCGTATCTCGCTTTCCCAGGAGCAAACCACACGAGGTTTGAGCATTCATTAGGCACCATGCACGTTGCTTCTTTGATGTGTCAGAGCCTAGATATCGATGAACATAATACCCAACTAATAAGGTTGGCAGCCTTACTGCACGACGTGGGGCACTCTCCATTCTCACATACACTGGAATTGGCTTTTAACATGTTCAGAGGCGAGTTTGAGGGAGTGCCTGTAGATAGTCTATCTCATGAAAATTGGACTTATCGCAAGATAATGAAAGATAAAGATCTTGCGGAGGCAATTAAGAACCATCTGGGGGTTGCGCATAATAAAGACATTGCAAAGCTCGCAGTAGGCAAATACGGAAATAGGATTTTTGATTCGGTCTTGCAGAGCCCTATTGATGCGGACAAGACAGACTATATTCTAAGGGACAACCTGCATTGTGGCTTTCCTGTCGCTTTGGACATAAATACCATTAGTGAGATTCTTGCCAAGGATGAAGACTTCGGTTTTATAGTAAAAGCAGAAGGAATTTCCTTTGTGGAGCAACTTTTAATTGGGAGATATCATTTGATCACGAAGATTCATCATAATAAGAAGAACAGAACAGGCAACTATCTGATGGCATTGAGCCTGAGAGATGCTATCAAAATCATAGAAAGAGAGGAGCTTCCGAAGGAAATCAACCGAATTTTCGAAATGAACGATTATGAACTGTATTATTTCCTAAAGGATAAACTAGGTGAGAAGTTCAAGCCTCTTAATGATTTCCTCATGGGCAAAGAAACATTGAGAGAGCTGTATAATTTTGACTATTCTATCCTGACACCGATGGCTAGGTTCAATGCTTCAATAGTTTCAGCAAGGAAGCATCTTCTTCCTGAAATATCCAAACAGCTGCAGACCAAGACTCACTCCAAAGACATATTTGTTGATATCAATCAAGCAAAACTACCGGACTTAGACCTTTGGGTGTATGATCCATCTGGGCAAAAGATTCCTATTTTAGAGACTCCCATGGTCCATGGAATTGTTAAGACTTCCTTATCTTGGTTACAAATAGCTTTGTATGCTTTCAAAGAGAACGGAAATGGCCCGGACATTAAGGAAGTCAAGAGGTTATATCGGGAGCTGGATGAAAAGGTCGATGAGAAATTCGAGCAGAATTTGAAGAATTTTGCTGATGAAAAAACCTATGGCACGTTTCTTTTGGTTGACCTACTTTTGAATAAGATGACGAAGTCTCTTCACAAGACTGAAGTGACAGGAGAAGACATTCTGATAATCGTATTCAAAGCAATCTATCAGCTATTGGCCAATGAATTCAAAGGTTCTCACTTGTTCATAGATGGGGCTTCAAACTTTGTTGCTTTGGTAAATATCATACAAGAGAAGGAATCGATATTCTCTCCCATGAAAGAGAGAGTCATATTGAAGAAATACGACTTGCAAGGCAGAACACCAGAAAAGTTGCCCTCAGACATTTTCGTTGACATCGAGAAACTCGTGAATTTCGGCATGCTCTACAGAAAAGAGGAGGTAGTGAAGTTCCGGAAGTTCTACAACAAGAAGCAACAGATCCGACTTTCAGGTTGGGGTCGCAGTTATCACGAGAAAAACTTGGAAAAGAACAAGGAAATCGCAAAACTCTGCGACAGAGTGTATCAATGCTTGCTGAAGTACGTGGAAAAGGATAGAGAGCAAATTGCGAAATATATCCAAACCTCGGAAGTTCCAAAGGACGACAAGATAAAGAAGGAAAGAGAAAATATCAGAGCAAAGACCTTTTTCAGAATAACAAGATAGATTTGTTCTACTTTTCAATGTTGCTGCAGCGAGAGCGGAAACAAAACTTATATGTCAGAATGTCCTTAGTATAACATGCTATTTCTGTTATCCTGGTACATACGTCGTAAATATAATTTTCATGCGGGTTTTTGCAAGGAATTTGCATGCCAACATTATGAGCAAAAATAGCGTTTTGATATTAAGTCAACAGGGGTAAATAACTTTTGTGGAACAGTGTTCTATATGTTCAATCATTTTACTGTTGGTTTTATCTTATCTCTAAAAATGGGACCTCTGAGGATTACTCTCCCATAGCCGTATTTCTTGACTTGCACTGTTCATTTCTTGTGCGCCCAAGATATGTCCGCTCATAGATACTGTTCTTAAACACGCTCAGCAAAGAACACTATTCTTTGGGAACCAGTCCAAAGAACACTGTCTTTTGAAGACATCAGAATTCCCTTAAACTCTTGCGGCAACGTAGTCTAAGGTGAAACAGGTTTGGTGAACATTATCGACGAATGGGAAGATTTCGCAAAATATGCACATGACAAGGTAGGTTTCTACCAGATACTGGGTGTCGACAAAAACATTGAAGTCAGAGTGTCAGCCGGAAAGGCAGGCTTCATCAAAGAATTCGAAAACGCCATAGACCCGCTGCTCACAAAAATCTTGGAATTCTGCGAAAAAGAAAGGAGCTTCCTGAGGGTAGGCGAAACCGTCAGAGACGAAGTCTTCTTCAAATAAACGAGGCCGAGCGAGCTATCCATGCTGACTACAAAGAGCATTCTTGGCTAAGGTTGAGAGCTTGAAGATCTACACAGATGACCGTCTGGTGCCGTACAAGAATACGACAATCGATCCGTTGAGTACGAAGGCTGAAATTGACGGCTTGCTGGCTCGATGGGGTATCCGCCAAGTTTTCTGGGACTGGAACCCCGAAAAGAGCAGCGTTGTGCTTCTTTTCAAGCTGCCTGAAACTTTCGGCAACATTCAGCCAAGCGTTCGATTGGAGCCTCCGCGCATATGGACAAAAGGCAACAGAAAACGGAACGAAGAGATCAACTGGGCCGTTTCAATGCGCGTGCTGTTCTGGTTTCTCAAAAGCTTCCTGGAAGCTGCCTACCTTATGCAGTTTGACAAAACCACTGCTTTTCTGCCTTGGATCGTTGGCTCAGACGGAAAGACGCAGCTGAAGGACGTCATTATTCCTAGGCTCGGCCGAATCAGCGATTTCCAAGCACTGCCTACCGAAGACCAGGTGCGAGAAGAAGAAAAATGGATGGCCAAAAAGATCGTCGACATGCCGAGACCAAACGAATAATGATTTTGCATTGTTGGGAGAGAATGGCTGACTTTCACATCGAACCGCAGAGTAACGGTCACGTACTTGGCAAAGCCAGTTCTAAAGGCGGAAAGTCGGGTGTGTTTGCTGCATCCGCTGGCGTCAGCCCTCTATGCCCCGAATGCGGGTCTCAGAAAGTATGGCGGGATGGCCTGCGGAATTCTCTGTTCGGGCACAAGATCCAAAGGTGGCTTTGTCGCAACTGTGGCTTCCGGTTTTCTGACTCTGAAAACGTTCAGAGGAGTTTCAGCACGTTTGAGCGCGTTGAGAGAGTTGGTAGGGACTCATTAAAAGCCAGATTTGGCATAGTTAGTGATAGCCAAATACGCGTTACGAAGGCAGAAGGAACGAAAAATTTGGCCTCAGCAACAGAAACTCAGACTGTTGCTGGAGATAGAAAACTGGACAAGGCAACCGCAAAAGGGCTCCTGCTGCAGTATTCACTCTACCTTCAGAAGGAAGGCTACGGAGAAAACTGCAGTTACGTGAACTGCATACGAACGCTGATAAACTCAGAAGGCTGCAACATCTACGACCCTGAGAACGTCAAAGAAGTCATTGGAAAGAAGAAATGGAAAGACGGGACAAAAATGATGACTTGCTACGCCTACGATGCGTTCACAAGAATGGCCGGTCTAAGCTGGGCCATGCCCACCTACCGACAGGAAGAGTATCTCTTCTTCCTACCTGAAGAAAACGAACTTGACACTCTCATCAACGCCTCGAGAAGCGCCAGAATGAGAACATACCTACAATGTCTCAAAGAAACTTTCGGCGACCCAAGTGAAGTTCTAGGCATACGCTGGGAAGACGTAGACGCACACCGAAGCGTCATAGCCATAAACCATCCGGTGAAAGGCCACAACGCCGGAGAGCTAGAGGTTAGCCCCCGTCTTTTACACATGCTCGACGCGTTACCCAAGACCTCAAAACTCATCTTTCCCACCACCTACAGAAACATGCTAGCAACATACGTGAAACTACGAAAAAGACTAGCTCACAACCTTCAAAACCCAAGAATGCTGAGCATCAGCTTCGTCAGTTTCAGACATTGGGCAGGAACACAATTGGCATGGCTCTTCAACGGCAACATGCTCATAGTGAAAGAAAAGCTAAGACACAAGGACATCAATAGCACAATGAAATACGTTAGAAGAATAAAGCTCACACTACCTGAAGACTTTGACGTCTTTACCGCGAGCACTGATGAAGAAATCAAGAAGATGGGCATCCTGGGAGCCCAGAAATACGATGAACGCACAATTGGGGCGACAACTATCAGCTACTACAGGAGACCCAAAAGGTTCGGAAGCATCAAAGTATGA